CGGAGAGTGTATTAGCACTCTCTGATTTTGTGAGGAAATTAAGTCCCACTTTGCACGTGTCACGTGTCAAGGGCTTGATCCCTTGCCCCGTGCCCCGTGTAACGTGGATTCTGAAACCTTATGGACAGAGCGTTACCTATAACACCCCGTCTTGTTTCTACTGGAGATCTCAATCTCCTATAACAAAATTGTAACCCCCCCTTTTATGTTCTATACTTTATGATGGTTAATACCATACAAAAATACGAAAACAATGTAGTGTGGGTTAGCGTACCCGTTATATTAAAAACGCATTAAGGCTGTGGTTATAAAAATTTAAAATCAAAAACCCACCACAGAGCTTATGATAGTGATATGCTTACGCAGTACTAGAATGGTTTTACACCGGAAGAACCCTATTAGCAATTGTTGCAAACGCCTCTCCGCTCTTATTGAGCGACGCGAATCGTGAAGACATGGTAAGGTACAGGCACAGTTGTGTCCGAGGCCTGCCTGGCAAGGTAGTATCCTAGTATTAGCGAAGTATAGTCAGCCGACTACTTCGGAAGGTGGAACCAGGAAGCCTGAATTTCCTGGGTATGGGCCCCTGTAGCCAAGAACAAAATATACATACCCCAAAAACCAGATACAATGAACAAAATCAACGCTTTTCAACTCTACACACACGTGCTCGAGTGCGAGCAAGAATTGACCAACAACGTATCCGACATGCAGCTTCAAGCCGGTATGTTCGACGTTTCCAACATGTGGAAGATCGTCGAAAACCAAATATGCAAACTAGTCACTCCTCAGATGATTGAGGAATTTGGCACCAAAATAGGAGACTATGTTGGTGAGATTATCGAGAACATTCAGTTCTTGATCAAGGGTCTTATGAAGGCTCGTGATCTTGATGATGTTCTTGATACACTTTATGCTGTCACTCGCTTCTTCACCAAGAAGGGCTTGGGACAGACCATTCGAGAATTGATCTCGAGCATCATGGCAGAAAGCGAAGTTCAAGCTTTTGATTTTGGAGACATCCGAACAATGCTTGATAACTATGAGGCTGTCAAAGCCTCACCCATTGTCACAAAAGTCCACCGCTTGTGCAGTCTTGCACTTGCCTCTGGTTTTTTGCAGGCATCAGGCGTGGTTGTATCATTGACCAACCTCGTCGCAGTATACAAAGAAGGAATCGAGCAGATCCTGGTCAATGTCGACTTCGTGTCTGGCATGATAGATTTGGTCACATTCATGATTGAGAGGCTGGCCCAGTGCTGGCATCTCAAGTCATTGAAACCTTTTTTTCATTCGTCGAAGACGTATGGCAAGTGGGCTAATGCAGCCTGCGATATCATTGATAAGGGCCAGTTTCTTCACAATCCCGAAGCCCATGGCTTCACCTACCACGGTTTTTTAGAAGACCTGGAACGCACCATTGATGAAGGTGTTGAAATCCAGAAGTTCTCTAAGGCTGCTGACAAGAAGGACGTCGTACTTAGTATGTTGTCCAAGTTGCGTCAGATCCGTGGAGAAGTTCTCACCCGCAAAGCAGCTGGTGAGGAACGACGAGCACCATTTTGTCTTTTGGTGCACGGTGGATCTGGCATTGGAAAGAGCAGCTTTACGCGCACTTTTTTCGCTCACTTCGGAAAGATGTTTCATCTTCCGGAAGGATCAGAATTCGTGTACACAAGATGCTTTGGTGATCAATTTTGGTCACAGTTTCGCACACAGATGTGGGGAATTCTCTTAGATGATGTAGCTTTCGTTAACCCCAACAAGGGCACTGAAGATACATCATTGAATGAGATCCTTCAGATCGCCAACAATGTACCATTCTGCCCTCCACAGGCAGCTGTTGAAGATAAGGGTAAGACCCCTGTCAGAGCTGAGTGCGTTGTTGCCACAACCAACACAGAGCACCTCAACGCTAGCTACTGGTTTTCAAACCCAGTTGCTGTGCGACGTAGGTTCCCCTATGTTGTCACACTAGCACCAAAGCCTGCGTATGCGCGCACTGATGCTCCGGATATGCTGGATCCTGCAAAGGTTCCCATTCCGGATCCAGGGTGTTATCCCGATCTGTGGATCATCAACCTTTCTAAGGTTGTTGTCAAGACAGTTGATGACAATGGCCAGCAGGACACCGAGACAATCCACATGAACAAGTTCTCAAGCATATACGATTTTTATGCCGTTATGTCAGAACTTATCCGTGCATTCCGCACCCAACAGACTCAGGCCGCATCAAATGATGACAACCTGAAATCAGTCAAACTTTGTCCGATGTGCGACCTACCAGTCAAACATTGTGTTTGCGCTATGTTGCAGGCTGGGGACATTCAAGTCTTCCCTGACACGTGTGATACTGGTTCTGGGAGCAAATGGAATACTGCCAATATTGTGAAATTTGGTATCACAACTGCAGCTGGCATTGCTGCCTATTCTACCCTCGAGGACGATGATGTCCTGGGGATCAAGGAAACTCTTAGTGGCAGCCTTGGGCGTGCGAAGTCTTTTTCACGGGATTTCGCTGTGAAATACATGAAGGACCTCGGTTCTTCTTGGTTGAAAACTCAGCTGAAGTCGCGAAAACTTCGCATTTGCCTCGCCGCACTTGGTCTGGTAGCAGTTGGGTTCACCGCACACAAACTCTACAAGGAATTTATTCGTCCTGTGCCACAAGCATCGGAGAGCATTCTGGAGACCTTTGGTACGCGCCCTGCTGCCACTGGAGACGAGAAGGAAAATTTCTACCACCAGAAGAACGATTACCGTGCTGATATGGTGGTCTCTGAGCAGACCAAATCGTGGAAGAGCTTGGAGTGGACTGCCGTGTGCAAGAAATTTAGCAACAACGTTGTGGCGATACGCGCTACACGCAACGTTGATGGTAGATTGATTGCCAGAGAAGGCAAAGCAGTTTGTCTAGGAGGGAGGCTCTATGTCACTGACAATCACAACATCCCTACGGATGATTGTGTCCTTGAGGTCACTCGAGAGCGTCATGCTAGTGGTCTGACCACCAATGTGCGCAGAGTTCTGGATGCCAGTATGGTGATCCGGTTCAAGGAGAAGGAGCTTGTTTTCTTTCAACTTCTGGACTCCTTTGATTGCAAGGACATTACTGATTTCCTCAGTACCGGGGAGTTCCGCACTTTGTGTGCGGGTGCTCTTATCGGTAGGAGTCAAGGTGGAGACGCAGAAATCTCTCACATCCAGCATCTTTCATTGGCGGGACCAACTTCCATTCCTGATCTTGGTGGCATAGTCATCGATCTGTGGAAGTATAATCTTGCTCATGACACTGCAGTGGGAATGTGTGGTTCACTTCTTGTGGCCAATTCACCTACCGGACCTGTCATTGTGGGGTTGCACCTACTTGGCAACAAGAAGTCTGGTTGTGCTTTACGCGTCACCAAGGCAGATGTTGATCAAGCTAGGAAATCGTTTTTCCCCGTTTTTTCGCCAGCACCGCCCATGCTTGAATCCAAAGATCGCACCGTTGGTGTCATTCCTTTACACGACAAGAGCGTGTTCCGATACATTGGAACCGGCGCTGGTCGTGTGTTTGGTAAGCTTACCTTGCCACAATCACAACCAAAAACCAAGGTGTGCCCCACTATTTTTCGTGAGGCCGCTCTTGCCAAGGGATTCAAAGTCACGACAGGAGCCCCTGTCATGAATGGAAAAAAAATCTGGAGAAATTCCGTCATGCCTATTGTTGAACAGGAGTTCAAGTTTCGTGAAAGCGTTGTCAAGAAATGTGCTGATGCATACATTGACGAGGTCTTCTCAGGACTGAGTGAAAGTGACAGAGCCGAGATAGCTCTCCCTCTCGATTTGGCTTCCGCCGTGAATGGTATTCCTGGTAGAAAATATATCGATAGTATAAACAGAGGATCCAGTGCTGGTTTCCCTTGGATGTGTACCAAGAAAAAGGTCACATACGAAATGCCAGCAGATGATACTTGGCAAGACCCTATTGGTGTCAACAGTGAGGTCAAAGATCGCATGGAGAAGATGTTACAGCAATATCTGAATCACGAACTGGTGGCGCCTGTTTTCACAGCCCACCTGAAGGATGAGCCTCTTCCTTTCAAGAAGATTGTCTCTGAGAAGACCCGCGTCATGAATGGCGCCCCCCTTGATTGGTCACTCATCGTGCGCATGGTGTTCCTACCCACTGTCCGTGTTGTTCAGAACAACAAGTTCTTGTGGGAGGCCATGCCCGGTGCAGTTGCTCAGAGCAAAGAGTGGGATGAGATTTACAAACATCTCACTGCCTTTGGAACTGACCGAATGATCGCTGGCGACTACAGCGCTTATGACAAGCGTATGGATGCCACATTTATCATGTGGGCGTTCTACGTTCTTACCACGATTGCCAAGAAAAGTGGAGCTGATGACAACACCATCACTATTATGTGGGGCGTAGCGTACGATATTTCATGCTGCTACTGCAACTACAATGGAGATTTGGTGCAATTTTTGGGAAGCAACCCTTCGGGTCATCCTCTCACAGTCATCATCAACTGCATTGTCAACAGTTTGTACATGCGATACAGCTACCACGAACTCAACCCGGACAAGGAGGTCACCTCATTTCGCGACAACGTTCATCTCGTCACGTATGGTGATGACAACGAGATGGGATCAGCTGTTGACTGGTTCAACCACACAGCCGTGGCACAACTTTTGGATACCGTTGGTGTTGTTTACACCATGGC